CTAAATGTCATTTCTTCACCTTCAATTGGTCTATAAATTTTTAGTAAGGGTGATAGCCCAAAAGACCTATTTGGTGAGTAAGGTGTGTCTGATTCTGTAGTTTGATATTCTACTCTAACACACTGATTTCCTACAGGAGTCTGCTCTATAACTGTATCAATTTTCATTAGTGTCGAGTTTTCAGGTGATATTGAATTAACACCGTCTTTATATACAGTGTGAGGCCTCCATTGATAATCGCTATCTAATATTCTTCCTTGTAATAAATTTTGAGTTCTATCAACAGTTGTTAAAGCAGGCTCAACAACATATTCAGCTGTAATTGCAGGTATTACTCTATTTCCTAAGAAGTACGCATTATTTATTCTTAGCATTCCGTTGATATAACTTCTTGGTACTTCATCATAGCCTTCTAATACTATTCTTTTAGAGTCTTCACCGTTTCCAAATACAACACGTTGTCCATCATCACCAAAATCATTTAAGCATGTATAAGCTGCAATTCTAAATCTTTCTAAATAGTCTGTATCATTTATAAACGGAGGTGAAAGAATAATCTCTTTTCTATCAGAAGATATTTTTGTTAAAGTTGCCTTATCATCTTTTGGATAAACTCTATCACCTTCATTTGTATCTGACGGTACATGTGGATCTGTGGCAAATAATTTTTGTTCATTACCTTCTTCATAACCACCTAAATAAATTTTTTCATCACCGTTTACAAGAAGTGGGTAAGGACTTCCAAACATATTTCTGTAAAAAGAAAATTTAACTCTAAATCTTCCTCTTCTAAAACCTAGGTCTCGTAAAATTTTCCCTGTATCAATTACAACAGTAGGATAGCCTAAGTCATTATCTTTTTCAGTATCAAATTCTTCACTACTAATATATGTCGTTGTTATAAGAGAATCATCGTCTCCGTGAATGTTTACTCTTATATAATCATGCTGATTAGATCCAAACTGTGCTTCAGGCCACTTTACAGAATTATAAGTTTCATTTTCAAATTGAGGAAATCTAATACTATCTCTAAATGGTATAAAATCGTTAGAGTCTGGAAGTGTAATAAAATTTGCAATCTTCGCAGGAAGTTTTTGACTTCTTCTATTTTTAGGATTTATTCTTGCCATTTAAAACTCCGTAAAGTCTCTATCGATATAATCAAGAGTATCTTCTTGTGTTCTATATCTTCTTTGATATATTTCAACATATAAGCTTTGACAAGGACTAGGATAAGATTCTCCAGTTTCAGGGTCCTCATAAAGCTTTATTGCATCTGTGTCATCTCGCAAAGTTGTTTTTAATCTTTTTTGTTGATCATCTTCAAATTCAGATTCTCTATTCATAAACGCATCATGTGCTTTATGATATTTAGAGTGATATAATTCTTCATCTCTCTTTTTTAATGACTGATAATATAAATTGTCTTGTAGTTCTGCTTCTGTGTATGGCATTATTCTACTACCTTAAACTGATAATCATTATCTATAAATTGTATTGTTTTTGTCGCACCGCTTCCGCTCTCTATTTTAAACAATACATTATAATATCTTTCTGGCTCTAAACCACTTGTCCTTAGTTTAAAAAAGTTACTAGTAGAATCACAACTTAATTTTGATCCGCTTCCAAAAGGAACGATTGTATGGTGACTTTTTGCATCAACAATAGAGTAAAAACTAGATGCTGATGGGAAATATGCACAGTCTAAATATGCTGATGATGTTCCAAAAGTTCTTGCAGGGTAGCGTTCTCTTCCTTTAACTCTTATCTTAGACACAGTTCCCATTTTGTATTCTCTTCTAAAGCTATTCATATAAACATCTAAGTTTCCTAATTCATCTAAGTCTAATGCTGAAAGAGAACCAGTAGACCATGAAGCATCATCCCACTCAGCTTCAAGTCTTGGCCTAAAAATTGTGTGAGAGTCACCAGAGAAAAATTTAAGAGTTCCGTAATTTAAAGTTGAATTTTCAATACTTGCTGGTCTTTTTATAAGAAATCCTTCGTTAGACTGACTATTTGCAATAAGTGTTTTGACCATTTCTGTAACATCAATTCTTGCATCTGAGCCTGTTTTAGAGAATGAAAAAGATGCTGAATAGTATGATGCAGAAAAGTATGTTGCTCCCCAGTCTGATTGGCTTCCTGACTTCCATTCTAAAGATTCAGAAACTCCTGTTCTATATCTCCAACTAACACCTTCTTCGATTGTAGGGTCGTCTGTTAATTTACCGTCTCCTTCTGTCCAGCTCTGAGAAACTACATAAACTTCAACATCATTATTATCTCTTGTTAGCTCGAAAGCGCCAGCATCATAAAGATTCAAGTAATATTTTACATCGCTTCCGATTGAGCCATCAGATTGTGATGACGAAAAGTCTGTAAGAGGAAACTTTATTACTGCTCTTTGTATTGCTGATGTGGATGTTCCTTCTGCTTGAAAACTTTTTCCAACTTCGAGTATTTCATCTCCGCCAAAATTTGCATTACTAGCTGTTCCACCGATAGTTGCTCCTCTTCTAAGAGTTGCGTCTTTATTAGGTGTTATAAAAAGATGTGCCATTAATAGTCTCCCAAGCATTTACCAACAATATCAATATCTGGAAATTTTACTTCAAATATAGATGGGTCAAGAGAAGGATAAATAACACCACTTCTTATTGCAGTTGTTATATCAAAAATATTTCCACTGTATCCGCTAGCTGTTTCAAACTTATTTGTTATAACTACTAAGTTTCCATCAGGATTATCTGCAGGAGGCGGAACAACACTATTGACACCATCAACTAATGAAATCTGATATGCGACATCAGACATTATTATTGGCTGATTAATTTGCCACTTATCGATATTAAAATAATCTTTTACTTTTTGAATACAATTAAAAATTACTTCTTCTTTATTATATCCTCTTTTTGCGTATATTGTAAATCTTATTCCTATGTTTATAACATAAGCATTTTTTAAATTAATCGCATCAGTTAGTATTCTATACTGACCCATATAAGTTTTTATATTTCTTTTTGTTGCGTCATTTACATTTACTAACTGTTTATTATTGTTATATCCGAGCACATAAAAATTTAATGCCATTGGATTAGGAACTCTAACTTCTAAATCAGAAACTTTTAATGATTCTCCCTTATCAATAAACTCTGTCTGAAGAACTTCAGGCGTTAAAACATCACCTTGTATTACGCCCTCTCCAGAATTTAATTGGTCATCTTGAGTAATATAAACTTTAGCAACATTACCGTATTTTGCAGGCAAGCTATAAATTCTTGTTATATAGTCTTCTTTTGTTACAGCTCTTGACTGTGCTTGAAAATATTGTTTTACATTTTCTTTTATTTCGTCTATAGTTTCTGCGCCTTTACCTCCAGTAGCAGGTGATGCATTGTTAACAGAAATTGATGCCTGTGATTCCTCAACAAGCGCTGAGTCTAATCCAGAACTATTTATTTCTGTAGTTAAACTTCTTAAAGCTGTAATTGTATTTGAGGGAACATTGTCATCGACGCCTCCACCAACAGAATACTTTACTGTCAATGTTGTGTTTGCAGGTGCAACACCATAAACTGCTGTCTCTAAAAAGTTAGCAGGATCCAATGCATTATTAGAATTTAAAAAGTCAGAATTTACATTTGAATTTCCAACAGTTGAAGGATTAGGTATAACTTCTTCATCATTTTCAGTCGCTGTACCAGATCCGAATCTTAATTGATAGGTTCCATCAGCTTTAATGTAAGACTTATACCTCTTTTTTGTTCTTAATAATTTTATCATGTAAGGTGTGGTGTCGTTATATGCTGCTAGATTAGGATCAAATTCTGCGTCATTTCTAACCTCTTCATAAACTAAATCTTGTGCTAATGATTCTACTTGATACCACTTATTACCATCGCTATCAGTAACAGAGATTATTTCTAATACATTTTTATTTCCTAGTGTTAACATATCGTAAGCTTTCGCAGAGCCAAATGTAAATTTTTCTGTAATAACTTCTCCACTAACAGCTCGAGTTTGCTTTTTAAGCAAATATTTTGAAGGTGTACTATCAGCACCAATTTCATATATAGAAACTTCTACTGGATCTAAAGAGCCAGATGTACTGAAATCAACTTCAGCAACTGTTCTAAAAGTTTTTCCATATTGGTCTGAGCTGATAACAGTTCCTTCTTTTATTCTGTGACCATATCTGTAGTCTGGTGTAACTGTGTCACCAGAACCAGCTGCGGGGACAGTTTGAAAAAAGTCTACAGTAACGTTTGCTGGAGTAGATACTTTCGGTCTATAGCCATATGATTGTGCTATGTCAAATACTGTCTTTCTTTCTTCTGCATAAGCTAACAAAGACTCACGAAACTGTTCATCGATATAAAAAGAGAGTACATCACCAACATATGCTGCCATCTCTATGAACATCATGCCAGGACTTGTTTCATTAAAATCAGAGTAAGATGCAGGAAAATATGTTTTTGCAAATTCTATTAAGTCAGATCTTAAACCTGTAAAGTCTCTATTTAAAAAGTTTATATCTTTTGGTCTTTGTTGGTCGATAGCCATTTTATTCTCCAGCCCTAGCTAAATTTAATGTTATAGAATCTGTAGCTCCAGGATCTATATTTGTTGAGAAAGTTATACTAACATTCACAAGATTTTCATTTTCACTTAAATCGACAAGAACGTTTTTTAAAATAACATGTGGTAACCATTTTGAAACAGCCTCTCTTATCGATGTGTCTATTTTTATATTTAAATTGTCGTCCATAGGTTCGAACAATACATTAAAAAGATCGCAACCTAATTCTGGTTGATTAACTCTCTCGCCCTTTACAGTTAATAATAAATTTTTAAGATTTGTTTTAGTCTGCTCGCTCAAACTTTTAGAAGATTTAAACCAACCTTCTTTTCCTCGACTAAACGGCAAAGTAACACCGATAAAAGTATCCGGATCTTTATCACGTGTTCTTACTGCTGCATTCCTTGGATTCTCTAACGACATTATTTTAGTCTTCCTTTAGGGCTTAATAAATTTTT